TTTACTCCTATTGTTTTCTATATATATTATATCAAAAATTTAAAAAAAAATCAAACTATAAAAAATGCATTTGAAAAAATTCAAACGCATTTTTTGTTTCCATGTAAGTGGTCATGTGCGCGCCGAGCCGTTAAAAGAAATATTTAGAAGAATCTATAATTTCAAAATCCTACATAATAAGTTGCGGATAGACTTGTCCATTCCATTCATTTTTATTACATTTACAAATTGCATTTACTTCAAGATAACCTGTAGTAGTAAATTGATTAATTTCTTCTTCAGTTCCATTAAATTTTATAATAGATAACCCGTTAGGAAGATTAAATTTTAAAGTATTACTTTTCATAATTTGAAAATTAGAACTTGTAATTTTAAAATTAATATTTACATAAGCTCGATCAATATCTTGACCCCAATAATCATTCATATTAGCAATATCTAATATTATTTGATTATTATTATCACTTTCTTTAAAGTCATAATCAATTCTATATATAGGTTCTACAGATATATCTTCTAAAGCTTTGTCAATATAATAAAGGAAATTGTTTACCTAACTTGCAACAATTCCAACACCCGCAGCATTATCATGACCTTCAACATAAAGAATACCAGGACATTGTTCAAGAATTTCTTTAAAACTATTAATTCCAGTTCTAGTATATCCGCGCATAGAACCTTCGTAAGTTTCTTGACCATTTCTATTGGTTCGCGTTAATAAACAACAAGGTCTTTGATATTTTGCCATAAATTTATTTGCAATTAAACCACGAATCTCAGAGTCAATTTGACCAGGCTCTAATAAGAATAAAAGAATTTTATGGTCAAGCATATGATTTATTTCAATCATTTTTTCTAACATAGCCAAACCCGCATCCTCTGCTCTTGTTTGTCTATTTTTAACATTCGTAACTGTTCTAATTGCTTGTAAAATTAATTTTTCTTTCTATCCTAATTTATGTCCACGTTTATTTGAAATAACTTCTTGAAATGCTTGATGATTTAACATAGCATTAAATAATAAATTTTTCTACTCTATTGTTCCACTTCTAGTAACTGCATTAACAAATGGAACAATAAAAAAGGCAGCTCCAATTGATGTGCAACTCATACTAGAATCAGAAGAAAGATAGTCTGCTTTAGTAAGTGGAAAAGCATTTTTATCCAACATATAATCAATAAAAGGATTTTTTATATTCTATTTTTTAAATCCTTTTGTAATAAGATATCGGGTTTCAAATGAACGCAAACTCATCATATCTCCACAGTTACCTAACGCAACTAAATCGAGAAAATCATTAGCATAATTTAGATTTAATATACTATCTATATATCGACAAAATTGCCAAGTTACTCCAACGCCAGATAACTCTTTATTAGGATAATTAGATAATTGATTATTAATAATTACAGCATAATCACTAATTTTTGGAGCCAAGTGGTGATCTAATACTAACACTCCGATTTTATTATAATATAATTCACTATGATATTTATAATCATTACTACTTGAATCTGGACATATTACTAAAGAATACTGTTTATTAGTTATTAAATTTCCTTCAATAATAGCTTCGTAACAGTCTGATAATCCATGCTGTTTACTATCGTGCATAATCCAATCTAAATTACCAGTTACCCACGTTGGAAATAATTTATATAAATAATTAATTAAAAGGGCGGCAGATGTATATCCATCACAATCACAGTCAACAATAATAACTGCATTAACATCTTGTTTTATAGCATTTAAAATTAACATTAATCCTTGTTTTAAATTCTATTCACCTAATAATAGTGGAGAATTAATATCCTAATCAGATAAATTTACATAATGTAAAATTTCATTTTCTGCAATTCCTCTATTATATAAAATTTGTTGAACTGCTGAAAAATTTTTATTTGGTTTATTTATTAATTGATATTTCATTTAATTACTTCCTTTTTATTTTAATATTTATATTTATTATATCAAAAAAAGAAAGAATTGTCAAGTCAATTCTTTCTTACTCTATGGTTATTCTATTTTTAAACAATGAATTTACTTGTTTCTAATTGTAAATCTTTTAAACATAAATTTTGTAAATGAGTATATGGTATTCTAATTAATGAAATATTATTATTTTTACACCATTGATTTTTAAAATTATCATGCTATTTTATTTTTTCATAATTGTCTTTAGTATTCCATGTATAAGGACTATTTTTATAATAATAATGTTGTTCTCCATCATATTCAATTAAATATTGGTTGTTTATATAAAAATCAAATTTAGCATAATATTTTGTATCTGGGAATTTACAATTTTGAAAAGAATATTGTTTAATATAAGGAATATTATATTTTTTTAATAATAATTCTATTGCATATTCTCCTTTAGATATTAGGCATCCACAAGATATTTTTTTATTTTGAGTTAAAGTATGAGAATCACAAAAACAAATATTTCCACAATCACATTGACATTTCCAAATAACTCTTCCATCAACAGATCTTTTAAGAGTCGGCTCTAAAGCAACTAATTTTCCAAAACGTTGATTTGTTAAATCTAAAGTTTGTCTTTTTATATTTTCTTTAATTAAAATATTCTTTTTAAAACATCCACAACTTTTTGTTTTTCCTGATTTTAATCCATCAGATCGAATGTCTTTTATTGATCCACATTTGCATTTACAAGTCCAAAAAATTTTATTATTTTTTCTAACAGGTCCATCAATGACAGTTAAATAATTAAAAGTTTTTCCTATTAAGTTTTCCATATAAAAACCTCCTTCTTTATATATTATAAAAATTTTAATATATAAATTATTAATTTTTGTCCTTAATCAATCGGACTTTTTTATAAAAAAATACGATTTTTATATAATTGTAAAAAAATATCAGAGGTTTTATCAATAGGAGAATCTTTGTAATCTAATAAATTTTCTTTATCAAAAAGATAAGAAATTGTTACATATCCACCATATTTATTATAAATAGTTTTTAATTTAACTACCCATTTTTGCCATTCTTTATCACCAATCTCTTGAAACTGTTTATCAAATGCTATAATAATTTCTTTAATCCCAAGAGACAAAAGCAATTTAACTTGATAATTAATTAAATTACTGCCGCAACAAGCCACACTAATATCCGCATCTTGACCAAAATAAGATGCATACTTAAGACAACTTTTTTCACCCTCAAACACTATTGCTTTTTTAAATTGAGAAATCGCTTTTTTGCTATTATTAAGGTTGTAGAGCGAAAAACCTAATGGATGATTATACATTTTACCATTAATTATAGCAGGACGATATTTACCATATATTTCATTCTCTTTAATTAAAGTTCTTTCTCTAATACCAATTAAATTTCCATTTATATCATAATGAGGAATAACAATTCCTTCATTGATTGGATCATAGCAAATACCTCTTGATTCCATAACATCAAAAGAAATATTTTCTTTTTCCCAAGGAATGATATGTGGATGAGGTAAATATCTTAATATTTTATTATCATAAGTTTTTAATTCTACAATTTGCGGTTGATTTTTTTCTTTATTTCTTTTAAAGTTATTAATAATTTGCCAATCTTCACTTGCTTCTTGATTATCTTCAAAATTAAATGTTTCTGCTGTATATCCAAAATATCGAGCCACAAAAGTAATAGCACGAGACAAAGAAAAATTTTGAATACCCGCAGTTTTATTTACTCTTAATACTAAATCATATATATCAAATGAAGCATCACCACATCCTGTGTAACAATGAAAAAGATGCGTATTAGGATAATAATAAAGTTTATGACTATCTCCACCATGACAGATAGTGCGGGCGGTGAACATTTCATTTCCCATAATTGGTTCTCCGCCCAACTCACTTACAAGGTCAAATACTTCTTCTATTGAAAGATTCTCTTTGAGAGTATTTTTATCATATTTAAAACTCATTTTCTTCAACCTCATAACAGGGACAAAATAATCTTGGAATGTCTATATTATAAATAATGACATCTTTAGCTTTACAATGATTATAAAATATTCCAAGCCAAGGCGCGCCATCCGCATGACAATATTTACAATATTTACATTTTGGATGATTTTGCCTATATTTTAAAATTTTTTTATCCATATTTTAAACTTTTATTTTTTCCACTTTCTTTTTTATTTCTTTTAAAGGACATCCTGGCATTCGCTTTTCATGTATTTTGAAATTATAACCGCGAGATTCATTAGTTATATAACAAGTTGGATAATCCCATCTATCATCATATATAGGACATTCTGCACAGCATGACGGCATTGCTATATTTAATAGTACCATATTTTCTCCTTAAAATGCACTAGCTTCTATTTTTGGAGTTACTTTAATTTTTAAATCTTCAATATCTATTAGTTCATAATTATAATTAGTTACAAATATTGGGTCAATTCTACAAATTCCTCTATTTGATTTGCACCAAAGTAAAATATCTTTATAACGACCGCGTCTATTTTTATAAACAGAAATCTTTATATCTGGCATTTCAATTCCCATTGAATTAACAATATTTTTTAAAGATTCTCTGTCATCTTGACTCGTTTGAAGCATAATCATACCACAGTCAATTTTGTCTGCTATTGCCTTTGCCCCACGAAGTAGATTTTGGTCATATTGTTGAGCTGATACATAATCTGCATTTAACTGAGTTGCAGACATAACAAATACACCATATTGATTACATAAGTCTTTAATTCTTACACTAATCATAAAAAGAATATTATCTTCTCGCAATCCTTTAACTCCAGCTTTTGAACTAATTTCACTAAGAATTTTCATACTTGAATGAATATAATCCATAAATACATATCTAACATCATATTGACGAATACCAAATTTTATTGTATTTTCAATATCTTGTAATGAAAAGTCTGGAAGCTTTTTAATATATAAAGGACTTTTTGAAAGAATTGCGGCAGCTTCGCTTACTCGCTCCCATTCACCTTCGGTATATGTATTTTCAAGAATATGGTCTTCATTTACACCAGATAAAAAAGCAATCATCATTGTTTGAATTTCATCTTCTTCCTGCTCTGTTGTAATAAACTGAGTAGGTTCACGAGTTCCATTATCTTCCCACTGTTTAGTTTCAAGATTATAAATTTTATTACAAGCAATAGCACAGGCATCTGCAATCATAGAACGAGTCTTTCCAACTCCTGTTGCGGCAGACCGCAAATAAAACTTTTTTAATCTTGCTCCACGATGAACTGCATTAACTAATTTTCCATATAGCGGATAACCAATCTCTGGATTATTTTTTAATCTTTCAAGAAGTGCTAATGCACCATCTCCCGCCTGAATAACTCCATCTTCTGAATTATCAATATATTTAGCTTTTATTTCATCAATTTTGTCATTAATAGTATTTGCAATTTCATTAATAGGAGTATTATCAAACCATGTTTCTTGTGCTTCCTTTTTCTTAGCATCTAAGATATTATCTGGATCATATAACCAAGATAAATCCATACCAACATTTTTATTATACATTCTTAATAGTGTCATTTTTTTCATTCGATTATAATAATAATCAAATGCCGCCAGTTGACACATATCTTTAATATTTTCTAAATATTCAGAACCTTTATTTACTTTATAAATAGCATATTTTTTAGGACGTTGCTCTAAATATTTTTCTATATCTTCAATAGAAATCTGTTTTGCTCCTAGTTGATGAAGATTATAAATAGAACCAAATAAAATTCTATGAAACTCTTGTGCAAAATCTTCTTCATGAAATTTATATTTTTCTTCCAAATCCAAAAGAGAAGGATTTATAAACACATCTCCAATTACCTGCATGCATGCTGGTACATCATAATATTTTAAACTCATTCGTTATCCTCCTCTTCCAACCACATGTGCGGCGGCCGCACATATACCCGTGGAGATTCAATTCTTACCACTTTTTCTTTTGGTATTGTAAAATTGGAAATATCTTTTTCTTGGTTTACTAGCTGTGCTTGATATAACGCATAATAATAATTTAATGCTTGCTTATAAATATAAGGAATAATACCTATACTACCATTACTTTTGTCTAAAGAATTGCCCTCTTTTTCATAATACCATTTTAATGTTTTTAACATACCACTATATGTATAGTTATTTTCTTTAACATATCTTTCAGCAAGTTTTTTAGTTAAAATATAATTATAATCTTCTCCAAATAATTTTTTTGTATAGTCATAAAAAGCCTCAATATCTTTTTCCTCTTGAGACATATTGGCTACATGATTTTCCCAACATTTTACATGAGCATATCTACGAGCGGAGACTTGTTTTGTTGGTTCAGTATCTCTATCAAATTGTTCACCGCAATATAAACATTTTACATAATGATGAGCCATACAATCTCCTTTAAAAATTTTTTCTATTTATATTATATCAAAAAAAAGAAAACTTGTCAAAGAGAAAAATCTTTGACAAGTTTCTTAAAAAAATATATAATCATTCTGATGGAGTCTCTTTGGAAAGTAAGAGGAGATCATCATAAATCAAAGATAGCGCCTCAACTTGTTCTCTTGAACACTGGCTCATCTTTTGACCTTTACCTAAATATCTATCAGTAATCTGAATAATACGAGGTTGATAAAACTCTCTAAAGACTTCTTCAGAATTATTATTAATCATATTATTAATTAAATCGTTACAATTTTTAAATAATTCATCAAAATTAAGGTCTTTTGTTGTATCTGTATAAAGATTGTTCTTTTTATCTGTGAAATATTCTTGTCCATCTTCTTGAGCTTGTCTGTCAATAGCATCAGAAATTGCTTTAACAAGATTATCATAAGAAAAATCAATATAATCTGGGGTGTATTTAAATCTAGAACCCGCTTCATATCTTGGTGTGCCACGCATAAAAAGTTTAGTTACATTATTTCCATCTTTATCTGTAACAATTCTTGAATATCCAATAATATCTGCCATTCTAGCAACAATATTATTAGCTCTTTTATCAAGAGTTGGAACAATCTTATTATACTCTGCACCAGTTTCATCCTTAAAGACCTTATCTGTTGCATGAGAAATAAGAATTAGACCATAATCCATCATTACAATTGAACGAAGGCACTCATCAAATTCTTTTGATACAAGTCCATATCCTTTTCCAAAAGGAATATCACTAATACTATCTACACCGTATCCACCATCCGAACGAAGAGCATTGTCACAAATATACTTAGTACAATAATCATATGCAATATCACAAGTATCAATAGTAATAGTATAAAATCTTTCTTTAGCCTTCGGGTCTTTTAACTGACGCAAAACTTTTCTAAATTCTGCCCAGTTGTTAATAGGCTGCGCCATTACGCCAGGAATTGTATTATAACCTTTTTCAAAAGCCAAAAGTAGATTATTTTCAAATTTGGATGCGGTGGTGGTTTTTCCAGATTTAGGCTCTCCATAAAAGAAGATAGAATATCCACGAAGATTTCTACTTACTTGATGCGGCTAAATGTTAAAAATATTAATATCTGCCATAATTATAATATCCTTTCTTTATATAAAGGGAGAAGGAGGTGTTTTCTCCCTTTATTAAAACTTAAATTTACCGCTAGGAATTGCACTCTGAACAGTCGCTGTTGTTGCAGTAGCACCAAAATTTACCCCATTAGTTGCTTTTGCAGAGGTCTGACGCTCACTGAATCTTTTTTCAATTTCTGCAAGCTTTACCTGACGGTCCTGAATCATCTTATTTACATCTGCCGCAGTAAGAGTCTCTTCATCACCAAAATCATAAGGTACCTTTGCAGTACCAGTAATTACATATTCACGACTCTTTCTTTCATAAGTCTGAACTGCAGCTTCTCCAAACGCAGACTCTTCTTTCTTTTCCGTTTTAATTGTCATACAATTAATACGTCCCCAAACCTTTGTAAAAATAGGATTTGAAGGAGAAGCATCTAGTCCCTCAAAATAATTCATTCCCATTGCGTTACGAACCACGAAAGATACGGGAAGGTAAACTGGACCAAAACCAAAAATCGCTCCACTAACAGTTGTAAAATCTTCTGCAATATTCTTTTCAGGATCCGCATCAATATGAGTTACTTTTGTAATTAGCATATCAGTTGAAAAAGTATTTCTTTCTGCTTCTGGTCCAAGCTCAGTTATAATAGAACAAAAACCATTTTCATTTCTTGGTGCTGCTATCTTAGAACCATCTGCCGCAATAAAATCATTCAGATTAATAGCAGTTCCAGTACACTGAACCTTAAAAGCATTATCCTTTCCGCCATTAATCCAAGTTTTATCAGGATTATCAATAATCTTTTTAAGTACGGTATATGTATTATTAGTCTGACCACTCTTTGCATATGTAGGTGTTACATAAGAATAATGAACTGTAACAACATTCAGTCCATTCTCGTCTGTTGCAATATCAAGATCACCTGCAATATATTTTGTACCAGGATTCTTTGAATTTTCTCCAGTTACTCTTTCAGAAAGCTGATTAAAATTACTACCTGTGCTATAAACATATCCTTCAATCTTTTCTGTGTTAATAAATCTTGCATTTGCTTTCATTAATATTTTTCTCCTTATTAAATCAACTTTATTCTATATTTATATTATATCAAAAATTTTTTTAATTTTCAAGTTGATAACTCTTACCAGCTTCAGTAAGAGAATACTTAACAGGGTCTTTTCCTGTTTTTTCAACATAGCCATCTGCGATTAGCTTTCGCATAGAACCAGCAATAGAACGGCCCGAGGTAAAAAGAGCTTCTGCCGCTTCCTTAGATGTAAAAAGATTAGTCATTGTATCTACATTCTCTTGCATCCAAGAAAGTAGCTTCTTACCATTTTCTGTCATGGCTCCTGAATTTTTTACTTTATTATTTTTTAAATCTTCAAAAAAGTCGAAAGCATCTTTCCAATCTTCTTTGTCATCCCATTCATTTACCCTAGCTACGTCCATGATTTCATTAACAAATTCAATAAATTTTTCTTTTTTAGTCATTTGTGGTTTCCCTTTTCATTTATAATATAATTTTTATCTTATAATTATATTATAACATTTTATTTTTTATTTTTCAATTTGAAAAGGAATATTTTCATCATCAAAAATTAAATATTGAGCATATGGAAGTTCACGCGCCCACTTAATAAAATTTATCTTTGATGAGTCATCTTGTCCACTCCACTCGTTTAACTTATGATAGCGTCTTTGTCCAGGAGAACAAATGGCGCGGATAGTCTCATAATTAGCTGTCCAGGTTCTTGTCTGAAGCCAGCTTTCAGGCAACCACCGTACAAGTTCTTTCCAATATCTTTTATCTTTTGTTTCAAGGTATTTTTGACGAAGAAACTCAAGCTGTTCAATTAAAAGTTCAGAAAACATATTAATATCATTTTCTGCTGGTCCACCTGCATATTCAGGAAGTGTATAGTATACTAAATCAGGATTCATATCATCTATTTCAAAACAGTCAAGAGTAATAGGTTTACTTGTGAGTTTATGCATTGTTGATGTACTATTTGCGACTGTTGCAACTTTATAGGTGTCCATTTCTTTCCCATTTGTGGACTATCTTTTACTCTTATATAAGAGGATGCCATTTCGGTTTTCATAGGCTTCGTTTCCTAAAACCTAAGTACGTATCAATAGTACCCCTACTCCCCCGCCCAGAAGGCATAGGGGATAGTCTCTACAGGTTCTTTTATAAATTATATTAAATCTTTTAAAGTATATTTTTGGTCATATTTAATTATTCTTAATTCAATATTATGTTCTTTACAATATTGAATCTTTTTTTGGTCATTCTCTTGAAGAATTTCAAAATTATCTCCCCAGGCACCCGAGGTTTTATAATAATGTTGTTTTCCATTGTATTCAATTAAATGTGAAAGAGTGTTATCTTTATTAAAAATTGCAAAATCAAAACGTAGAGGATGAATACTATCTTTTCCAGTTAAATCTGGAAAACTATATTGTGCAACAAAAGGAATATTGTTTTGGGTTAATAATTGAGTAATTTTTTGTTCATTAGAAGAATGAATACAACCGCAAGAATTAACAACACCTTCTCTTAAATGATTTCCTTCTGTTGAAAAAATTCTTCCACAATATTTACATAAACATTTCCATTTTGCAATACCATTTGATGTGGATCCATCTCTTTCTAGTACCTTAATTCCTTCATTTTCAAAAGTAGACATATCTATAGTATTCTTTTTTGAATTAATGTCTTTATTTAAACATCCACAACTTTTTGAATGTCCTGAATTAAGATTTCTTGTATCAACATCTAATTCATTGCCACAATCGCATTTACAATGCCATTTTCCACCTTTAATATAATATTGAGGTGTTAAACGACCAAATCTTTTTCCAGTTAAATCAACTTTAGGTTTTGATTGTCTTATTTGTTTCATTTTTCATCCTCCTTATTCGTTTCTATTATATATAAAAAATGGAGGATACGAATAATTTATTTTTGACCAAAAATTTTTTATAATTTATAAAAGTTTCCCACGGGATTCCAATGGGTGGTTCCCCGTTAGCCACTAATATCAGTGACCCCGCTGATGAAGCGGAAAAACATTTCATTGGCAGAAAGAAGTAGATCTTAATACCAATAGAGTGGAGCAGTAATGTCAACAGATACAAAAATTTGACGTAAGAACTTACGATGCTCTGGACCAGCTTTAATGAGAGTTTGAGCAAGTTTCATATCATTTGGTCCAATAAATGCAACTTCGCCAACTTCGTCATTATCATTTAATTTTAATACACCATTTTTAATTAATTTTTCACAATACTGCTCTTGAAGATTATATCCTTCTTCGGTATATTCTTGTGGCCAGTTTAGCTGTGAATGTGAATAATTAACCCAATTATCTGCAATCTCACTTTCATATGGATAATTATCAATTTGTATTATATTAAAAAAGCTATCACTTTTATCCCAGCTATTTTTAGGATTTCTCATTCCTCTAAAAGCATTTGAAAAATTACTAACATTTGTATTTTCAAATTTCATATTATTCTCCTAAATTTGTTTTTATTGTAATTGAATCAGAAGTTGTACTTGTGGAAACATTATAAGGATTTGATGTTGTTTTATTTGTATACCAATCTCTGTATTTAATAACACTAGGAGAAGTATAAGTCCAATAACTATTATTATTTCTATATCCTTCCCAATAGCTTTCATTTAAAAGCTATTCTAATTCCTTTTTTGTT